GAAAGAATAAAGTTTTATACGACTATGGGATGAAAGTGGCTGCTGTGTCAATATTGTGTCAAGATGAACGAGTTTTTTTTGCGATGGAAATGGCAGGAACTCCGTGTCCATTTGAAGGTAAGATTGGTGCAGAAGCGTTAAAACAATGGAACAAGTATGATGTTGAGAGACCAGATTATAATTCTTATGTGTCAAAATTAGAAACTAGGTCTAAGATAGATGAAGAATTAGCAGAGATAGAAAGACAAGAAGAAGCAAAAAGAATAGCAGAGGAAAACGCTAAAAAATTACACGAGTCAAAGATAGAAGAAGAAAAAGAAGTTATTGAAGAACAACCTGTAATCAATGTGCATGAATGAGATACTTATATTACAGCATATGGGTATCTATAGCGATATCGTTTCTTTGCATATATAGCATAGGAAATGCACAAACAGTAAATACAGGTAATATTCTTACTAACTCCACATTTGGAACAGGCAACACTACGACTTCAACTGGTTGGTCAACAGATGGTAGTGATGGTGTTCATACTCATGGTGCTTGGAATGGATTTCCGTATCAAACAGGTATGGATGACAGTGGTGGTGTATTAGCATTTGAAGGGCATACGGAAGATAATGTTTACCAAGATGTTGATTTAGTTGGTGATGGTCATTTAACACAACAAGAAGTCAATCAAGGCTTTACCTCAACTATGGGTGCAGATGTATGGTTTTGGAACAGTATTGAAAACACACTTACCCTAAAACAAACTGTTACAGGCTCTGATGGTTCAGTATCTACACAGGTTAGAGATATAAATGACCATGACCCTACTAGAAATTTTAATGGTGGTACGTTTACAAACTATACAAATGTTTATACTCAAGGCTCAAATACACAAACAGATTTTACAATCAGAGCAGAGTTGTATAATGAGACTGCGGGCACAACTTATGATAACTACCATCGTGGGCCAGATGTAGATAATGTTTCTTTAAATATTACTTATACTGAGATACCACCTATAAATGAAGAAACACAAGATACCATAGATGATATTGACGAAGATATTAACGATATTGTTGAAAATATCCCAGATGACTTTGATTGGATAAACGAAGACATAACTGAGATACCAGATTTTTCTATACCAGAAGAAGAATTTACAATACCATTTGAAGAAGATTTTGCTTTTGACGATATATACATAGATGAGCTACCTCCAATAGAAGAATTTGAAATGGAGGTTTTTGAAGAAATGCCAGAAATGGAAATGGTATTTTTTGAAGAAGAGTTTTCTGAACCTATGATGGTTACAGAAGAAATATTTACAGAGGAGTTTGAGGAGGACTTTACAGAATTTTTAGAGGAGACTGGCATGGAAGAAGAGTTCATGGAGTTTCTAGAAGAAGAAGGTATTACGGCCGAAGAATTTTTTGAAGAGATAACTGAGGAGGAGTTCAATGATGAGCTTACTGAGGAATCTTTTGAGGAGTTTGAAGAGCCACTGGAAGATATCACAACGGAGGAAGAGAGCCTTTCAGAGGTTGAGGAGAATGAGACAGAAACAGTGGAGGATGTTACTGAGTCAGATGAAGTAGAAGAAGAAAAAGAAGTAGCAAAAAATGAAACAACAGAGAAGGAGAAACCCGATAGCACAGAATCTGAGGAATCCGATGTATCAACAGAAGAGAGTGGAGAGCAAGAAGACATACAATCGGAAGAAATCGATGCAGATAATGAAGTTGTTAAAGATATTGCAGCTACCGAAAATAAGTTAAAAAAGAATTTAAAAACTATAGCAAAACAAATTGCTAAAGTTACAAAAGAAACAACGAAAAACTTGTCAAAAGAGGATTTATTTTTTAAGGGAAATGACCTCGATTCGTATACGGATGTAGTTTTTTACACAGCTAAAGAGATATATGACAATACGAATATGGGGTTGTTTCTCCAAATAGATTTATCAACATATTCTGGTGAAATATATGTTAATACATCTTTAAGTTCTTATACTGACAATGACCCTGTGGAGGTACACAGAGTTAAACTTTTAGATATAAATAAAAAGAAAAGAAAATTATTAGCTGAACTGGAGGCATTAAAACAATGAAAATTATAGAAAAATTAAGCACATACGCAGCACTAATTGGAGTTATTGGAGCTATAGGTGGAGGTTTTTACACATGGGGTCAGTTTAATTTAAGATTAGACCAAATAGAAAATAAAGAATTTGTAGTAAATGAGACTGTAGATTTAACAGACATAGAAGTAAAATTAAAAGAATTAGAAACTACAATAATAGGTTTAGATAATGATGTGTTAGATAATTTAAGAAATGATATTGCCGGTAACAGCAATGATATTAAAGCTATAACACAAGATATTATTAAAGATATTAAAGTAATACAATCTGTTTTAGCAGATGCAGCATCTTCTGATGACTTAGATAAATTAGATAAAAAGTTACGCACACCTATTAAAGAATTAGAAGAATACGCTTGGGAACTAGAAGAAGATATTGAAGAAAATTCTAAGGGTATAGCAATTATTAAAAAAGAAAATGAATTACAAGATGTGCAGATAGAAGAAATAAAACTATCTACATCTAACCCATTAGGCGGATAATGGTAAAAATTTGGTTTATGTTAGTTTTGTTTTCTTTTCCAAATGCACCATCTGTAAAATACAATGGTTACATTTACGCAACTGAAGGTGACTGTGAATTTGCAAGATATGAACTACAAGAAGGTTTTAAACAAAAATCAGACTTTTACAAAGAAAATACTAAAATGGAATCATATTGTTTAGAGTTTGAGAGCTTTCCAATAAGTGGGTTAAACAAAATTAATTTAGGAGTATAGAATGGCTTCCACATTTACGACAAGATTACGATTAGAAAAACAAGCAACAGGTGAAAACGCAAACACTTGGGGTGATAAAACAAATACTAACTTTGATTTAATAGATGAATCAATAAATGGTTACGCATCTAAAAGTGTTGCAGGCTCTTCTGATGTTACTCTTACTAATAGTAACGCTACAGCCGATGAGTCTAGACAAAAAGTTTTAGAATTTACAGGCACACTGACTGGTAATATAAATGTGCTATTACCAACTGTTGAGTCTAACTATATTGTGTTTAACAACACAGCAGGTAGTAACACACTCACAGTTGCAACCACAGGAAACACTGGCACAGGAACTGCTGTAACACAAGGCTCTCATGCCTTAATGTATTCTAACGGAACTTTTGTAAAAGATGTATTTGCTACCGGTATTAACAATCTTGTTTGTAAAGGCACACTCGATGTTGCAGGTGCTGTAGAATTAGATGGCGGCAACGTAACTATAAATGAAAGCTCTGCTAGTGTAGATTTCAGAGTAGAATCTAATGGTAATACTCACGCACTGTTTGTAGATGGTTCAGAAGATAAAGTAGGTATACTTAATTCTAGTCCTTCTGTTGCTTTAGATGTAACAGGAGCAATCACAGCATCATCTACTATCACAGGAAATTTATTTAGCGGTTCTGGACAAGACATAAAAGATACAGTTCCGGCAGGTGGTATTATTATGGCAGGTTTTGCAACTGAGCCAACTAAATCAGATAGCTCTACTAAAAGATATTTATTATGTAATGCACAAGCAGTTAGCAGGTCAACGTACTCTGCGTTATTTTCTGCAATAGGAACTACATACGGAACAGGTGATGGTTCATCTACGTTTAACTTACCAGACCTACAAGGTAGAGCAGCAATAGGTTCTGGTTCTGGTTCTGGTTTATCAGCTAGAAGTTTAGGTGCAACAGGTGGATTTGAAACAGCACAAAGTGGCAGTAATTTAGGTTCTGGTAGTGATTTTAGTAATGCATTAATGCAACCATTTACTGTAGTAAACTTCTTTATAGCAACAGGGTTGTAATGCCATATAACAAAATTCAGTTTGCTCCGGGTTTTGATAAACAAAACACAGACATAACAAACAAAGGTAAATGGATTGAGGGAGACAAAGTAAGATTTAGATACGGCTATCCAGAAAAAATAGGTGGTTGGGAGAAAGTTTCTACAACAGAATTTATTGGAGTTGCAAGAGCACAATTAGCTTGGAACTCTTTAGATGGCACAGCATACGATGCTTTAGGCACTAATAAAAAATTATACATTTATAACGAAGGTGTTTTTTTTGATGCAACACCTACAAGATTAAACGCTGATATTACCTCTTGTTTTACGACAACAAACGGCTCATCAATATTTACAGTCACTCACAGCACTCATGGTGCAAGTGAAGGAGATTATGTAACTATATCATCAACAAGTGCAACTATAGGAGGAGTAGCAGCAACAACAGTAGACGGAGAATATGAAATTCAATCAGTTCCTACCCTTAATACTTATACTATTGATGTTGGCACTAACGCCTCTTCTTCTGTCTCAACTACAGGTAATTGCACAGTACAATATGAAATTCAAGCAGGTAGGGACAGAGCTTTATCTGGTTACGGATGGGGAACAGGAACTTGGAACTCATCACAGACTTGGGACTCACCAAATACAGCAAGCTCAGTAATTATAGCACTAAGAAACTGGGCAATAGATAACTGGGGTGAAGATATACTTGCATTAGATGTTGATAATAAATTATTTATTTGGAACACATCAGATGGTGTTTTAACTGCTACTAATACTGCTTCACAAGTTAGCAATGCACCAACTAAATCTAAATTTATGTTAGTGTCAAACCCAGATAGACATGTAATATGTTTTGGAACAGAAACTACTATAGGTCAAACATCATCACAAGACCCGATGTTTATTCGTTGGTCATCGCAAGATGATGAAACAGATTGGACACCTACTGCAACAAACAGTTCTGGTTCACAGCGTATAGTTGGTGGCAGTGAAATTGTTACTGCCTTT